AAAAATAAAGAATAATTCGGAATATACCAAAAATAAAAAACCCCCGATTTCTCGAGGGTTTTTATATACTAAGACAATGATTATCTTAAAGTGTCCAAACTAAATGTAGTCAAACCTTTTACATCAATCACACCGAAGTAACGGTTGTTAACCATCTTCTTAGCGTATCTTGTCATGATACCCTTGATTGGAGTGAAGTTGAAAGGATTATACATTGTTGGAGTCAATTGTAGAGGTACATACGGTGCGTAAATGTAACCAGCGTCTAACAATGACTTACCTTTGTGACCGATAAGAATTTTACCAGCTGGGAAGTAAGGATCACGATAAACTTGATATCTACCTGCGATTGAACCAATTTTCTCAATACCCATGTTGTACTGATCTTGCTCAGGAGCTGCGTTTGATACGTGGAAATATTCCAAATCATCAAATACCGCAGATACTTCTGAAGAACAAACAACCCAGTTAGCACCACCTCTTAAAGTAGTTTTATGGATTTGAGCAGAAACTTGGTTAATCTTAGTGATTAACGTTTGGTTCCAGTCTTTTTGAGTGTAACCTACTAATGTAGCACCAGAAGTACCACCGTATTTCCACTCATTGTAGTCCCACTTAGCTTTCCAAGCGGCACCTTTTCTTAAGTCACGTAAGATTTCACGGTCAACCTCAGCTGCAATTTGCTCAGATAACAATGCAGTTAACTCAGCTTCAGCATCGATGTTGTGAAATGCACTTACGTCTTGAGCCAATTCAGGAGACCAGCTAGCTCTTAACTTTCTTTCAGTAACAGATACTGTCACAGAAGACAAGTCGAAAGATACTTCACCGATTTCTTCTTCGAACTCAAGTGTGTCATATTGACGATAACTTGCTACGAAGTCACTACCAATCAAAGTTGAACCAGCTACTGTATGGTTAGAAAAACCTGCAGTTGAAGAATAGGTTTGAAGATCTATGTTTAAGAAGATTGAACCATCTTCATCACAAATGTCATCAAATCTAGCTAAACCTGAACCACCTTTTTGACCATACTCAACAATACCTTTACCGTATTTTTGAGTTACGACAGTGAATGGTAAAGATGCGCCAGACTGAACTTGTGAGGCAACAACTTGTAATGAAGCTAAGAACTCTTCAGTATCCATTTCATTACCGTTTGCACCTTTTAATTTACCTTGACCAGTTTTTTGGAATCCAGTTAATTTCAAGATTACACTTGATAAAGAGTCACCTACTGCATAAGTAACAGCAGAACCGGCGTCACCGTTAGAGAATGAATGTAAAGAACTACCAGTCAATGAAATAGTACTGAAATTACCTTTTGAATAGTCAAAAAGACCTTCACTTGCATCATCACCATCTTCGTAGAATCTATCATATAGACTTCTTGGTTCTGAGTCATAACCTGCAGTTACTGTGGCACCTGTGTTAGGATATCCGAATGGTGCATAGTGTGCTCCACTGCTTCTTTCCTGAATTTTAGGTACAAAATAGAACAATTTACCGATTGGTAAGTTCATTGCTTGTACTGATACGATGTCGTTTGCTAACAACTTAGAGAAAACACGACGGATGATAGGGAATACCACTGTCTCGAATGAACCACTAGCATCAGAAACTGCTGCTTCGTTGATTAAATAAGACGCTTGGTTTTCATACAACTGTGCGATGTTATCTTTTTGGTGACCTTCTAATCCTTCGAGGAATCCGAGGTCATCCCATTTTTTAATGGTATCTTCTTTGATAACACGAAGGTGCTTAAGACCTATGTTACCAACCATACCTGATTCTAATAATGCTCCCATTTTTTATTTTTTTTATTTTTTATTATTTTATTTTACTCATCAAATCTTTCATTCTCTTAAATTGTGGATTTTCGTATGCTTTTGATTCCGACAATACTTCTTGAGAACTTGATGTTTGAGGAGTTGAAGAGATTTTGTCAACTACACTTTCAGTCACTGATTTTTTTGTATTTAACTCAGATTTGATTGTGTTGAACAAACCTTTAGATTCATTCATAGTAGAAACTGAATCAAATCTCTTAAGAATATTCATTTTCTCCTGTTTTGTTGTTGAATGTTCGGTGAATAATCGAGTAGCATATGCAAGATTTGCATTAAACACTGCAACTTCATTAAGTTTATCTTTAAATAATACTAACGCTTTTTTGTATTCTGCGTTTTGTTTTTTCAAAGTTTCAACCTCTTCGTTTAAGCTTTTATAACGTCCGGCCTTATATTTTTTACCTTGATTCGCAGGAATTCTAACGTCACTAGCATATGTTCTAGCAGCCTCGCTAGCCTCAATTTTTTTATCATCTTCACATTTTTCACCATCAGGTTTTTCCTCATCTAACTCAATTTCGTAAATAGATTCCTCATTTGTTTCGTTTTCCTCTGCAACTTCAGATTCTTGTTCGTCATCGAGTTTGATGATATACTCATCACCATTCATATCCAATTCGATATCGTCTCCTTCTTTTTTTACAACGATACCATCTTCTGGTTTCATTGCTTTGAATACTTTCAATATTTCATCGTCAGAAGCGCCTGTCATATCCATAACATCTTCATCATCAGACATCATATCTCCCATACCCATGTCATCAGACGGTTTTGACATTTCTTCGTCATCTGCTGAGTCCATAGAATCGATACCTTTCATTGGGTCTTCATTATCAGGGTTGTCTTTATTTTCTTCATCATCCTCAGTCTCATCTTCTGATTCTTCATCATCAGATTCATCTTTAGGTTGTTCAGACATATCTTTTTCCCTTACTTTAGGATTATCAGACTCTTTGGTGTCCATCATTGGAGGAACATCCCCCTCAGATACCTTTTCGTCTTCTTTAACCTCTTTTTCTGACTCTTTCAGCAATTCATTCAGTTCTTCCTTCATTGTAGAAGCAAGTATACCTTTTGCATTTTGCTTAACTGCTTCTTCAAGTGTTTGTACTTGAAGTAAAGCTTGTTCTAAAATTGATTTTTCAGTCATTTTTTTTGTTTTACTAACATATAAATATTATGATTTTATAAAAAAATCGAGATGTTATAATCAAAAACGAAGTAAAAGTTTTTATTTTGATAGAAAATTATCTAAATTTCCCATAAGTTTCTTTATTCTATCATTAACGATTGGTTTTTCTTCTAAAGATTCTTGATATTGGTCTCTTTCGGATGGGTCTAAAAAAATATATGCACCCGGAGTAGATGGTGAAGAGACTAAATCAAAACATACCAATTCAAAATCTTCTTGGACAACATTTTGACCTTTTACATTTTTTAAAGAACCAACACCTCGAGAGGAAATACCTAAAGTGGCTCCGTTCATTATTAACATAGCCGCTTGATCACCCTTAGTAGATACTATACCCATTTTTTTCCAACCAGGGGATGTAAACAATTTAATTTTACCCATTAACATTTTACCATCCCACCATGTCTCCATAATAGAATGAGAAACTCTATCTAAATCAATTAATGAAGATGAGGGGTGATTTAATTCATTAAGTGCCCCACCTTTTTTTATGATATTTTGGTATTTTTCGTTTTCTCTTTTAAGAATAATCTCGGGATATATTCTTCCGTTCTTGTTTGGAGTATCATATTTTTGTAAGACAGCGTAAAGAATTAGGTCTTCAGTGAAGTCCATATTCTTCATTTCAGAAATAATTTTCTTATTCTCGTCAGGTGATACGTGGCCGGCGTCGTATTCTATCAAAATCCCCTTTCCGGTCTCATTTGGTCCTAATATCTTCATTTATACAGTTAATTATACTATATAAATACATCAATGTACAAGTTATTTTTTATGTTTGTTAAAGTTAAATAAGTTTTTATCGGATAAACAAATTTCTACTATATTTTCAATTATATTTTTGATTAATAATTTTGTTGACTTATTTTTAATATCAAATTTATTTTCAACGTACAAAGTAACCTCTAAATTCATAAAAGACCTTTTTTCTACTTTAATTCCTCTTGTTTTTATATCTAAATCCACAATACATTGTGGTTTAAAATTTTTATTATTCAATTTGTAAACAAACTCTTTAATTAATCTTCTTGTTTTACTTATCAAATAGACAAAATCATCATCATTATTTTTTGGTTGAACCCATGAATTGAGTTTTAAATAAATTGTTTTCAAATTCTTAGAGTCCACTGTTCCATATCCAATTTTAACATTTTCGTAATCTGCCAACGAGATATACTTTCCGTTTTTCATTATTCTATAACATATTTCATAATTTTATGGTGTAAGTAAAAAATATATAAAATAGTTTAAAATAAAAAATATTTTCAGTATATTTTTAATATACTTATATATTATGTTAATAGTAAAAAATGATAAAAGCATTGAATATGCATTAAAAGTTTATAAAGGAAAAGTTCAAAGAACAAAACAAATTCAAAAACTAAGAGAGAGACAGGAATTTATAAAACCCTCAGTAAAAAGAAGGAAAAAAATTTTGAAAGCAAAATACGTTGAAAAAATAAAAAATGGTCTTTATTAATCAAGACCATTTTTTAATTCTACTAATCTATAGTAATTTATTCTTGACGTTATTTTATTATTAACTTCTTCTTTAACATTATTCAATTTAGATTTCATTTCATCATCAGATGATTCTTTTAATAAAGTTTCAATCTTGTTAATTAAAGATTCTTTCAAATCATTAGTTTTAGATTCTAATTCAGTAGTTGAAATTGATAAAATATCTTTTAATGTTTGTTTTTGTTCTTCACTTAAATTGTTATCATATAGTACGTTAAAGTTATTTACTAATACAGCATGTAAAAGGTTCTCATTTTGTGTATGAGCAACTTTATCTAATTCTTTAATCTCTTTCTTAGTAATTAAATGTTCGTACAATTTCTTTTTTGCAATTACTTTTTTATCTAAATTAAATAAATTGTCTTCTTCTGATAATTGGTCTAAAAAAGAATACAAATCATTATCTTTAACCTCTACATCGTTTAAAGAATTATTTAAAGATTTACAAAAATCCTTAATATTATTTGTTTTGTTTTTTAAAACAGATGATAGTTCCTCCACAAATAATTTTGCAACATCCTTATCATCGAAATATTTTTTTTCTACTTCTTCATAAAAAAGATACATTTCCTTAAAATCTTCGTTTTCTTTGATTTTTTTAAGGATTTTCTTCATCTCTGTTTTATTATTTGATGAATAAGATTCTGTTAATTTACCCAATATTTTTGTTTTTATTTTTCCAAAACTGTTCATTTTTAATCGTTTAAAATATCTTTTATTTTATTTTCTATTTCATAAATATTATGTTGAGCCTTGTTAATATCAAATAGGTCATTAAAATCCAATTTTTCTTCTCCCAACATACCCAATATCTTTGACTTTCTACTTTCACTTAATGGCTCACCTCCAGCGGCTGGTTCAGGGGGTGGTGGTGCTCCTCCGCCCGCGACACCCATATCTCCACCCGCTGTTGCCTGACCACTTTCTTCTGCTGCCTTTCTTTCTTCTTCAGGTATACCGTATTTCGTATCCACATCATCAAATACTCCCGAACGTTTTATAATATTTTGAGTATTCTGTAATTCAAATCCCATCGCTCTTTCAAGTCTTTGTTGTTGTAAATCGAGAATAACTTCACTATCGCTCATACCAAGGATATTTTTCTTAGCCCATGTATGTGATACAGGAAGAATACCAATTTGAGATTGGTCAGATGTTGCGTCTTTATAAAGAGTGACCTTTTCTTTCCATTGTTCAATTCTTAATAAATCAGATTGTGCCGATGGGTTCGTTAAAGATAATGAGAAATTACCTAATTCATCCTCAAGTCCTGATAGGTAAAGATGAATTAAGGCAATTTTATTTAGTTCTTGAATTAAAGATTTTTGTATTCTATTGATGGTTCTAGCAAAACGAATATCCATTAAAGCTAAAGTTTTACCCTCACCAACCACTTCTTCAAAACCTAAGAATGCTTTGGGTATTCTTAACGCCGCTAATAATTTCTTTTGAATATATTCGATATCCGCAATTTCACCTAAATTCGCGGCACCTGCCAATGTTTCAATTGGATTAGTTTGTGCGGGATCACGAACAGGAATGAAATAATCTTGGTCAACCGCCATTTGATTATATCTCATGTCAACCTGTCCATTTCTCGGGTCCGGTATTTGGTCTCTCTTAAATTTATTTGCAACACGTTGTACATAAGACTCGATATCTTTATCGTCCATGTTCCCAACAAATACTTTGAATACTCGTCTTTCAGGAGCTCTTGATGTTCTATAAATCAACATTGCGTCTTCGGCCAGTAAAAGTTGTTTCCATATTCTTCTTATTTTATCTAACATAGAAGTACCATAAGGTAACTTTCTATCGTCACCCAACAATCTAAAATGTGCAATTTCCCAAGATTGAAATTCCATTTCTTTATTTTTCCATTGGAATCTTAATTCTCTTGATGGCATTTTTAAATTTCTTTCATTACCCGGTGTTTTTGTTGCCGCACCTTCAATTCTCTCAATTTCAATATTTGGTAATTGTTGACAACCAATGATACCCTTTTCTGGATCTACTTTCAAGTAAACGAAATTATCTCCATATTTACACAAACCGCGCGCCCACATCTGTAGATTTGTATTGATATCTAATTTTTCTTTAAATAAATCCTCCAAAATATTTTTGACCCTATCTGATTCAGAGTAAATTGTTAATATTTCACCTTTTTCGGATAAAGTTGTTGACTCTTCTGCGTATATGTCAAGAGCGGCGGATATTTCAGGTGTAAACTCCATAGATTCGTAATCATAATACGCAGCTAATCTATTTGGCTCATAGTATACCGATTGATTATATAAAGACTGATCTAATTTCGCCCATTTGTCTGCAATATATTGGCTTTGTTGTCCCTGCAACTTTGCCTTTTCATATTCCTCCCTACTATCGGTTTTTAAAAGTTCATCTTTAGAGAAATTAAACGATGGAGTATTTTCAGGTTTTTCTCTACCCGGAAACCCAAATACCCTTGTTAATTTCTGAAATACTGTTAGATTATTATCGGCCATGTATATAAATAGTTTTGATTATAATATAAACATTTATTCTTAATTATCAAACATTTTTCTTCTTTCGAAATAACCAAGAGTATTGTTCATACGCGGATTTTGAATTATTCATAGGGTTATTTTGATGATAGAATGAAGGGTCCATTTGCATAGAACCAATTGGGTCTAATGATGAGCCATAAGAATAAAAAGTTTTACTTGATTCATATGTTCTTTCGGACATAGCCCAAGATTCTAACATCGCTTTATTTTTTGTGTCATTTCTTTGTAATTGATTAAAACATATGTCTCCTACATATAATGCCATGGATAAACTCATAATTGAGTCGTCGTGTGAACCTTTCATGTGATCCGGTCTTCCATTAATATATACAAAAGTATTTAGTTCATTTAATAACCTATTAGAACGAATTGCAAATCCTTTTCTAACCTGTTCTTCAAATGCCGCAACGATTTGAGTTCTTTTATTATTAAAATTTATACCTGGTATTTTTTCCATTATTTTCTTATTATAATTCCATATATTTTGAATATTAATACCATCAATATAAAGGTTCCTATAATTAAATTCTTGTAACTTACGAGAGGTTGCAATACCCATACCTCCCGTTATATCAATCACAATAAATGCATCATATAATATACCCCATTTATATGCGACTGCCGCTAAATCATCTGGAGGTATTTTGCCTATGTATTCAACAACCTGTTCTCTATCATCAAAATCTACAATATTAATTGATGAAAAATCTTCACTATCTCCTCTACTAACATCCACACCCATAATATAACGATGTCCCTCGACTGGTTCTTTCCACTGCCAAAAAGTACCTTGCATATATTTTTCTTTAGGAACACGTATCATATTCTTAGCTATATTCTCCTGAATATCTGAAGGTATAATACCATCTCCTGAACCTAAAAAGTCACACTCAAGTTCCTGAGCGATTTTACGTCTGTCATATTTAAACTTTTTTGACATTGACTCAAACCAAGATGAAAAAGGTTTGTAACCTAACTCCAAATATTCTTGAAATTTTTCAATTTTAAAATCGTATATAACAACTTCATCATCATTATATTGTTCTCTATTTAACATGTAATGACATATATCATTACACTTAACCCAACATAAGTCTTTTGTATAACGAGGATCGTTATACCATCTTAAATCGGTTATATGAAAATCGTTTTTCCCACGTATTGCTTGGTCATATACACCGTAGTATATTTGATCATAACCATTTGGTGTAGAAATTAATATAATTTTACCACCTGTTGATAATGACGCCATAGATGCGGCCCAAAAATCATCTCCCGCCTCGATATATGCCGCCTCATCAAATACAAGTATTGTTGGAGTGTATCCTCTTAAAGCATCTGGTGAGGTTGCAACCGCTTTGACTTCACAACCATTATTTAGTCTAAATCTACTTTCAGAGTTTTTATCGGGAGAAAATCCTACATTTACCCAATCAGGCCACTGCTCTAAGAAGTGCCTAACTTTATTAGCCATTTCAACAGCAGTATCTCGTTTGTTTGCAATTAATAATACTCTATCAGGATTTTCTGGTTTTGCAAATTGTAATCTTTTAGAAATCCAAGCCGCTGTAACCGTTGTAACACCAGCTTGTCTATATTTTCTAGTAATATTTTCATTATAATTTTCATAATCGTTCAATAATTTAATTTGATCTGGAAATAAATCTAATGGAACATATTTTTTCTGTGTATTATCGAAAGTTTGTAAATAGGTTTTAAGAGCATAAGGAGTATCCTTAATAATCTTAGCATATTCTTTTAATTGTTCTAATTTAGAATTCATATATAATAAATATAAAAAAAGGTGGATAACCCACCTCTACATTATCTTCTGACAGGAACTCCCCCATCATCATCATCATCTTCGTCTTCATCGTCAAAATCAATTGAACCACTTATACCTATCGAATTTAAATAAGTTTGAATATCGACATCTTTAGTTTCTTCTGTTGCGTCTTCTAAATCATCTCTAAACATCGCAACTGACTCTTCATACTCTTGGTCATTAAACATTTTTTTAACACCATCCATTAGTTGATTCATCATTCTTTTACCTCTATCAGAACCACTTAAAACCTCTTTCATAAAAACTAAAAACTTTTTAGCTGGTAATTTGAAAATCTCAACAAGTAAGTAGTTTTGTAATTCTATTTTATTCTCATCTGTTAAAATATCTTCAGGAAATTGACTTCTAATTCTCTCCCATATTGCAGGTCCGAGTCTTAAATCCCACATTTCTTTTTCTAACGTATCCTCGGTTTCCTCAACATCATCAAAACCATCATCTCCTTCAGGTCTACCTTGAATTGCAAATAGTTCTAATATTCCTTTAATTAATTCGTGTACTAAAACAGGAAAATTAATAGCCCTTGCAACAACCTTCGGGATTCCATCTTCATCCTCAGGTCTTTCAACACTTTCTTTTCCCCCTGCAGAACCGCCTAAATTGTTAATCATTTGATCACTCATCTGCCAATAAGTAATATCATTTATTGACATTAATGTTCCGTATAAATTAAGAATGTTTGGATTACCTGTAATTTGTTCTAATCTTTCTGGTACTAAATGAAACATATAGTGACCTTTTTTAGATGCTCCTTGAATGATGGCGTTTATCATCCTTCTTTTAGCCTTTTCTAAATCTAAATTTTGTAACTCATTAAAAATTTCTATCTCATTATCAACATCAACCTGTTCGGGATTTTCTTCGTTTTCTTGGTCATGTCCAAAATCTTCCATGTCGATTTCACCCATACCAACTATCTTAGCATCAAATTCTATTACACCTTCTGGTATACCCATTTCTTTCATTACCAATTCCACAGCCAATTGTTCTAACTCTTCTCTATGATTAGATTCAATTTGGACCACAGTATTGTGAGCATTCATTAAT